TTACCGTTTACTAGACCGTGATTAGCCAGCGTAATAGTATCACCAGTGTCTTGGAATGTTACGGCGGTACCAATATCTGGTAGGTTAGTATAGACGGAGTTTAACTGCGTTAATGTTAATAATGCTGGTGACACGTCGAATGAATATCTAAACGATTGCGCAGAGATTTTCTTTAGGGACGAGCAGTTGTAGAACATCTGGGCGAAGATAGTTCCTGCTGCGGTATTCAATAGGGGAATAGTTTGTAGGGACGAGCAGAAGGAGAACATCTGGGTGAAGTTAGTTCCCAATCCAGTATTTAATAACGGAATAGTTTGTAGGGACGAGCAGTTGTAGAACATCTGGGTGAAGTTAGTTCCTGCTGCGGTATTCAATAGGGGGATAGTTTGTAGGGACGAGCAGTAGGAGAACATCGAGCCGAAGTTAGTTCCTGCTGCGGTATTCAATAGGGGGATAGTTTGTAGGGACGAGCAGTTGTAGAACATCTGGGCGAAGATAGTTCCTGCTGCGGTATTCAATAGGGGGATAGTTTGTAGGGACGAGCAGTTGTAGAACATCTGGTCGAAGTTAGTTCCCAATCCAGTATTTAATAACGGAATAGTTTGTAGGGACGAGCAGAAGGAGAACATCTGGGTGAAGTTAGTTCCTGCTGCGGTATTCAATAGGGGGATAGTTTGTAGGGACGAGCAGTCGTAGAACATCTGGGCGAAGATAGTTCCCAATCCAGTATTTAATAACGGAATAGTTTGTAGGGACGAGCAGTTGTAGAACATCTGGGTGAAGTTAGTTCCCAATCCAGTATTTAATAACGGAATAGTTTGTAGGGACGAGCAGTTGTAGAACATCTGGTCGAAGTTAGTTCCACTATCTGTATAATGACTAACGATATTTGATAGTTTGTAACAATTTTGATAGCAGGATGTCCAGTTAGTAACATCGTTCTTTAAGATAGTTGATTGCTCTAATCTACGCGCCTGAATTTGACCAACTGTAGTAAACGAAGTGGTATTCTGTCCCGCATAGGCAATATCTAACCAGCCACTACTATATAAGGTAGCCGGACCAGCAGAATGTCTTACACCTAAACTAAATGTCAAGAAGTTACCACTAACTGGAGTAACACTAACAATAGCTTGTTTATATCCACTAGTAGTTAAACTACCATTCAGAGCAGTATTAGTGAAATCATAGATATGCTGCGCTTGAACGCCGCTGTCAACTAAATCAACGGTACCATCGCCCCAATCTACGCGGTATTGTCCAACACTAGTAGTAGCTGTTAGTGCTACCCAGTTGCCATCTTCTTCTACCGCGTGTAAGCCAGCAAATCTCTGGTCGGTATCCGTTAAGGTTGGTAAGGTTAGCCATTCTGTATTACGTGACCATGGAGCATAGTTCTGGCCGCCACCACCACTACCACCAACACTAACAGCAGTGCCACCACTAGTAGCGCCATCACCAACATATAGTTTCTTAGTATCAGTTACATAAAGTAATTCACCAGCTGCTGGCACGATTGTTGTTCTGTCGGCTTCTAAGCCTCTGCGTAATTGTAAACTCATTTATTTTCCTTATTCTACCAAGATACCACCAACGGTAACGCCATCACCAATATAAATCTTTTTTGTATCAGTGATATAAATTAATTCGCCTTCAGCAAATACTACTGTTAATCTTTCGGCTTCTGTGCCTCGTCTAAATTGAAGTGCCATATATTTAACCCTTAAACAATAGTGCCCATATCAAGTGTAAATCCAGCTGATTGAGTAAATGTGCCAAAGTCTAAATTGCCGCCGCCAGATGTTGGTGTTACCCAAGCACCGTTACCCGCTAGCACTTGACTGCCGTTGCCAGATAAATTAACAGCGCCAATATTACCAGCAGGCACACTAATATTTGCCCAAGTGCCATTACCACGTAACCAAGTAGCCGAATTACCATTCAAATTGATCGCACTAATATTGCCACTAGCAGCCACACCCCAACTACCATCGCCCAACAACACGTTAGCAACGTTACCATCAAGATCAACCGAGCTGATATTACCGATGTTAGCAATATTACTATACTCAACAAGATTAGCAACTGCCGCCACATTACTGCTCTCAGCAAAAGTTGCCACAGCGATATTACCAACCACATTAGCAGCCACAATACCAAACATACCGTAACCATTGCCACTAACGGCATTAGCTTCAACTACATCAACAGTCAACACACCATCAGGCGCAGTCAACATTTCTACGCCGTCTACTGCCAGTGTGCCACTAGCACCACCAACACTCAACGTAGTATCACCAAGAACAATAGAGTTGTTACTCAAGTAAAGATCACGCCATCTACGCTCTGGATTACCCAAGTCATACGCGATATTACTAGCTGGTATAATAGGACCGTTTACTTCCATACCCACACTATCAACCGTAATCAGGGTAACATCATCAATGATAACTTCTACGTTACCGCGATTGTATGTTTGAATACTAGTTGTGTTATTACTAATGAATGAACCACCAGGTAGTCCAGTTAAATTAGCGCCATCACCAGTGAATGAAGTTGCCGTAATATTACCAGCAGTAACTTCTTGTAGAGTGACGTTACCAGCTAACTCGTTACTAGCAATAGCAATAGTCTGCGGTAAGATATCAAATTGTGAATCAGCGGGTGTCCATACTGTTCGTGTTAGAGTATTACCAACTAACTTCCAGTCGTCCTTATCATCAAGAACGCCCATAGTAAAGATAGACATCTTAGTAGCATCGCCACTATAATACGCAAATAACGGATCAGTAAATGAAACGTTGTTAGCAGTTACGTTAGGAGCAGTTAGCTGAAAGCGTGGGATATTTACATAACCAGGAATAGTAGCAAAGTGTAGGTTACCACTACCATCACTTTGGAGCACTTGACCATTACTACCACCACCTACTTTAATAGCAGCAACCGTACCGAATGTTAAATTAGCGCCATCAGTTGTTACACCAGTAACAGCACCTAAATTGCCACTGTTATTGTATTGTAATTGACCATTGCTACCAGCTACGTTAGCTGTGCCGCCGCCACTGCCACCAGTTCCCCAAGTGCCATCACCACGCAAGACATTGCCTACGTTACCATCTAAGTTAAGAACAGCGATGTTACCAACAGCAGCACCGCCAGTAGTTCCCTCGATATAGAACTCTGCGGTGATTTGATCTGTGGTCATATCAAGATTGAATGTGCTCATTTATTTTGTTCCTTTACTTATTGCCGTAGCGAATGATTAGACCCATCATTAGTTTACGAACGTTGTCGAAACCTGTTACTGACGATGGATATGTTGCTGTGATTGTGATAACATTAATAAGGGTATTGTTAGCATCAGGAGTAACTAGGGTAGATGGTGTTGGTGTAGCCCCGGCTGGCACTTTAAGAATACCAGTGCCGCCACTCTCTACGATGTTAACTACTTCTAAACCAGCGACTGTTCTAGCCGATACTTGTTTAGTGAAATCACTAACTGAGCTTAATTCTCCACTACCATCATAGGTAAAGTTAGCGCTCATAATCTCGGATGTAACATCGAATGTCCAACCGGTTAGGTTAATAGCAACTGGTGGAGTTGAGTTGTCTTTGATTGTAAATGGGATTACATATTGCTCACCGATGCGGGTTTCTAAGAAATCAATCTTGTCTCCACCCTGTAACCACTTACCGAAATCGCTTAATTTTAACGACATATTGTTCCTTATAGTAAATATTTATCTTTATTTCTTGTACTCAGTTGCGGTGATGACTGCGCCGCCGCACTTGATTACATACGGACTAGTAGATGATTTAATATTACCAATTACTAGATAATAACTCAACTCATCACCTTTCTTGTAGTCAGTATCAATGATTGTTGATGCGACTGTTTGTCCGTTAAGTAATTGTCCTTCTACTGATGCTGGTGTTCCTACAGTAGACAAGTTAGCTAAACTGCCACGATACCATAGGCGTTTCATCGTGTAAGTTTCTGCTGGGTTACCGCTGTATTTCATTGTGAAATCAATAGTAGAATCACTGCTGCGAAGAATGATGTTATCGCCACCAATAACAAAGCAACTACTTACACCAACCCAGTCAACTGAATAGAAATTACGGTCATAGTAATTGTTAGTAGTCAAATAATCAACGTTAACTTGTGACCATGTTAAGCCAGCATCACTGCTTGTAATGATTGTGCCGCTGTCGCCAACTGCTACCCACTTGCCATTTCCATATTTAACACCACGTAGAGCGGATGTAATAGTATTACCATCAGTGCCGGTAACTTCAAGCATAGTCCAGCTATCACCGTTGTCAGCACTTCTCAGCAATGTGCCTTTCTCGCCAACAGCAATCCATACATCACTATTACCATTAGTGCCGTTATCACCACCAACAGCATATAGGTGATTAGCTAGTGGGTTACCATCTAAATCGGTAGTTGTCGCACTAGACCATGAACCCATAGGGTAACCGTTGTATGTAGGGTTAGTTTGAGAGCCGTAAGTATGAGCGCGAACTGATTTCAAGATAGTGCCATTACCGCCAACAACTAGAGTAGTGTATTGATTGCCAGTGCCTAATTTATTACTGTAAACATCATACAAGTTCTTTAACACACCACTTGATTCTAGTTTCCAGTATGTTGAACTAGGAATCTGAACTGGCACACTATCGCTACCGTTGTAATAGAAGTATATCAGGCCGTTGTCACCAACAGCTATAGCCGTCTTTTTGTAACCAACTGATGTCGATGTAGCTCCACCAGCAATTGCGATGCCATTGAACGATCCAATAACTCTTCCACTGGTATCACCAACTAAGTTAGTGTTATAAGTGATTGGCATTACTACGCTACCAGTATAATTTCTATTACCAGCTCCAGCAAAGAAGTTAGGGTCACTTGTTCCTGGTGTTACTGTAACACCATCGCGTAATTGCCATGGTCCAACTGCGTATGTAGCGTGACCTTCACCAGCTCCATATGTATACGACAACGAAATACCATCAGCAATAGTCTTTGATGTCGGTGTTGCGTGTTGTGACCATGTCATACCGCCATCTGTTGATACCAGATCAGTATTAAGACCAATAGCGTGAATTCTATCTGTAGCGGCAGTAGCAGATGAACTGTAATTGTGCTTGATAGAGAAGATTTTCTTATCCCATACTTTACTTGACACTGATTTCCATACTTCGATACAGTTATAGATACTAATTCTGTTATTGCCTGTAAGAGCCGCGTCATCAGCATATACGGAAGCGCTGAAACTGATGCGAATACTACCAGGGTTAGCTACTGGACTTACATATACACCACCACTTGGCATAATACCACGAGTATTGTCGGGCCAAGCTTGACCTGTTAAGAGCGGAACAACAACCATATCTGGCGGTTCAGTCTTAGCACCAGTATCACCAGTGAATGAGCCACTTGGTGCCCATGAAATCAAAACACTATCGCTGAACTCAGACTTACGAGTAGCGCCAATAGCGCGAACACGCCAATACCAAGTGCCTGTTTCTAAGCCACTAACTGTAATAACTTCTTCTTGTGATACGCCATACTGTGGCTTCGAACTGTTATATTGAGTGTCCCATAGCTTGAAGTTGTTATCTGTAACAGCGTCAGTTGGACCATACCAGAACTCCATAGCCATAGTAACACCAGTTGCTGGTGTAGTTGCTTTAACTTGGAATGTAGGCACATTGTCAGCTGGTTTGATGAATAACGGATCAATTGTAGGCACAGCTGGCTTACCAAGAATACCTGGGTCAATCATATAGTTGTTGTCAGGCACCGCGTAATCTTCGATAGTCCAGTTATCGTATACTTGTTCGCTATACTCGCTTAACTGGAGTTTACACATCAATACGCCACTATCATCACGCTGCTCTTGAATTTGAACAACGCGGAATGGCTTACCAGTCCAAGATAGACCGCTATACACTTTAGCGTTTGTTAATGTTGGCACTGCGATTTCACTGCCGCTATATTTGAATGAACCAAGTCCGATATCAGTAATGATGTGAGCGCCGTTGTGACTGCTGATATTACTGCCTTCAATCGTGATTGACTGACCAACTGTATATGGATTAACTAGAGTAGAGTTGTATGTAACTGTTACTTTACTACCATCACCAGTGATACCAGTAATGATACTAGGGATACTACCGCCGTGTGGCTCATAAGTTAAGTTGACTACATCACCTGCGTTTACGCCAATAGCAGAATAATCAGTAGTTAAATCAACGATATAGTCAGCACGGCATTGCTCTAGCTTGCGGTTACTCAAATACTGAGCACGAACACTGTCATTAACGAACTGATAACGAATCTGTAGCTTATTTGGTGGCTCATAGAAGTTCTTTAATCTATCGGGTGTCTCAGCATAAGCATAGTCTTGCTTACCACGCATCTTAGCGTTGTAGAATGAAGATTCAACCGCATTAGGCGTAGAATTCAAGTCTAGTGGAGAGATATTGATACCACCAATGATGTTGCTGTTATCTAGACCGAACAACAACGTGTTATTAGCAACAGCATTAGGTGCTTGTAGGAAACTCTTGTTAGCAACTACACTCCACTTACCAGTTGCTTCGTTGAACTGAATGTATGAATCACAACTATCTGCCATAGACATCAAGTTAGTCATAATACTTTGAGATGTATCAACTACACCGTTTAATCTATATCGTGGTTGATTTGCGCCACCACCACCAACTGGTGTATAAGTGATTACTTCGTCAGCGTATGTATCTAAGTCTGTGAATGAGCTAGCATTGATTTGGTCATACGATAGATTAGCACCATATCTGCCATTCAACAAGTAGTCCATCATAGCACTACCTGGCTTGTAACCATCAGTAATGCCGTTTTGATTGTTGTTAATCTCAACTACTAAGTTCTCTAGACCAGTAACTGCGTCTTCACTGCTATAAACAAGTTTAACTACCATAAAGATGGTGTTGCTCATAGTCTGCGAACCACTTACCCAACGAGCGCCAGCTGCGATGTTAGAGTCACCTAATACAGTATATGCTGTGTCAGTTGTGCCGTTGATCGGTATGCCACTACCATTGAAGAAATACATCCACATATTGTCGGCAATCTTAGTATCTACTTGTTCGCTTGATGTGCCTGGGTTACTAGTTAGTGCTGTTACACGACCAGTGCCACTAGTGTAAGTTACTTTCTTCTCGCCGTAGTAGATATCACCAAAAGAAATCACACTTTCACCAGCATCTGGTGCTTCACAAAGTGCTAATACATACCACATTGTTTGGTTATCACTACTAATCTTAGCATCAATGATTGTTGGTGAGATGAACGCTTTGCCGTAGACCATTGGCAGTTTATTAGCTGGATTAGGTGATAAGTTTTGTGGATTGCCCTGTTGAGCAGTAGAACTACCATCACTGCCACCACTACCGCCGCCACTAGGGTCTTTGGGCTTTGGTGCTAGGAGATTACTAACAACCATACTACCTAGCATACGAGCGCCAAGAGCTGGAGCATAGATTGCTAAACCAACTGCCGCAATCGCCGTAACTGGGTTCTTAACAATCGCTTTGACTGTGCCTACAACTGAACTTACTAAACTGCTGAACCAACCCATATTACGCCTTCTTCCCGAAATTGAAAGTAACGCCTGCTAGCGCTACTACATTGTCCATACTTGTATCACCGGGCGAAAACTGTTTCCAGCTTTGACTATTTGTCTTGCGACCACTATACAAGTTCTCTAGCACATACTTAGTAGGACTACAATTGATGACTAAGTTAGTAGTGTTGTCAAGAACTTGAAAATCTTCGCTAGTGTTGTAACTAGTAACAATACCAGTGAATCGGAGATACATATTAGTGAGAACATAGTTATCATCGTAGAAGCCACGCCAAATGCGAATTCTACTGCCTTTAGTATTACGAGAAACAACACGGTGAATCTCATTAGGATCAATGCCCATCAACATAATAGAAGTATCAAAGCCGCTTGCTTTAATATCACGCTGTTGTGTGCCTACTTGAAGTAATCCACCCATATACTCGAATGTGATTGATGTGCCAGCAGAATCTGGTTGACCAGTAGATGTATTAATCTTTACTGTCTCATCCTTGTATGTTGAAGAGAAGTAATAGGTAACTGGAGTATACGAACTTGCTGCTGTATTGTAGACATAGGTTGTCCACTCTACGAACTCAGCAGTTTTGATATGCTGATTGACAACTTCTGGGATAGGATATGCGGTCATTTGTTATTAGTTTAATTTGTTAAAGTAAGTCAGTGTATTCAATCAGTTGAAATGAATCACTAAACTCGATTCGGGCATTGTTAGTTAGAACACCACCAGTAGTTATCTGTGCGCCTGGTACCAGTTTATAAGTTGGCATATTGACACAAAGAACACGGAATGATACGGCATTACCAACAATGACAGATTTATTTATAGCGGCATCACCAATGATATTTGGACGATGAGTCTTGACTGTAACTGTTGAGTTTGAACCACGTAGCACTGTTTCAACTACAGTAAATGGATATGGTTTATCAGTTAACTGAATGATATCACCAGGCTTGAATAGGACAGCGTTTGCTGCACTGGCAGGGCCAGTTGTAGTTAGACCACTAAGCACTAGTTCATTGCCGATAAAGCTACTGACATACATCATATTGATATCGTCTTGTGTCATAGCGCCTTGATACGCGAACATCCAGCTCATCTTACTGTTGTTAGAGAATGTAATAGTCTCAGCAGTTCTACGGTCCATATAGTCGAGTGCTTCTAAGAGATCACGATTCAAACTATATGGTAAGCCGTTACTAGATGTGACTTTGAACTTCCAAGTGTTTAGCGTTGGAGTCTCTGCTGTTTTGATTGTTTCGTTGCGAGTAGTTTGAATACCAATCACACGACGACGGTCGAAGTGGAGTTCATTACATTTGTTGATGATTTGTTGTAGCGACATAATATATTAGATAGGTAATTCTCTACGAGCAGACTCAACAATACCAAAGATTTGGCGCTTGTTTGCTTGTAGTAGTTGAGCAACAGACTTAGCATCAAGGGCATTGATGTTGTTTGTTACATAGGTATTGTTATTTACAACCTGACCAGTAGCGCCAGTGTTGGCAGCACCGCCACCACCTAGCTGATTGTTAGGGATGATAGTGCCCGATGACTTAGGCACGAATAGTTCTGGACCATTCTCACCAACAATAGATGGGCGCCCAACTGGTGGTGTGCCGCCTTCTGCGAATCCTAATAAGCCTGCTAGACCACTGAACAAACTTCCGCCACCGCCTGCTCCACCGCGCATCATATTCCATAACTGCATTGCTTGTGCTTTCATCTCAATCTTAATTAGGTCTTTGATAACTGATGTAGCAAAGTCGCTCATTGAGAATTTACCTGTCTCTACGAAACGGTCGATAGCGCTTTCCATACCACGAGTGATAGAGCTGAATGCCTGTCCTGCCATAGTAGAGGCACGAGTAGCGTTTTCATAGTAGCTGTTGAATGCTTGTTCCCAGCCTGTTTTGAAGGCATTAGTTTGTTCTGTTAATTTTTGCTGCTGATCGTATAATGCCTTCGCTGCCACTCGCTGCTGATTAATAATAGCAACAATATTAACACCGGTCTTCAATTGTAATTCTTGCTCAATCTTGTTAAGTCCTTCAAAAGAATTAATATTGCCTAGCCATTTCAAATATTCTTTTTTCTGGTCAATTGACAATCTATTACTATTGTTGATTTCTGTCTGGACCTTGCTGATCTCATCTAAGAATTGTTTACTACGAACTTCGGCATCTGCTCTTTGATCTGTATTCATTGTTAGTTGAATCATTTGATCATTCATCTTTTTGAGGTTTTTAGCAGATTCAACCTGTATGTTAGCGGCTTCGAGCGCGCTTCTAATCTGCGATTGATTCAAGTCGGCAGTTCTCATTCTACCTTCAGTAATATCTTTCTGAGCAGCAGCTTCTTTTGTCATAGCGTAAATAGTCGCTAAGTGAGCCTGTTTATTCTTCTCCTGATAATCAGAATCTTTACTATTGAAATCTTGTTTGGCAGCTGCGATATCTGCTAGCAACTTCTTCTCAATCTCATATTGAGCCTGAGTAATTTGAGCATTAAGTTGGCTTTGATTTCTAGCCTGAATCACTAAATTAAATGATTCTTCAAGGGCTTGAGTATTGCGCTTGTATTCTAAGCCAATCTTCATTACTTCATCACGCTGTTGCTTTAGTTTAGCATTTAATTCAGCAGTCTTAACGGCATTACCAGCAGTGACTACGCCTTGCTTCTCTGTTTCAGTATTGACCGCTACTTGGTCATCTTTCATTAGACCGAGAGCAGCGGCACCAGCAGTGATGGCAGCAACTACAAGTGCGCCTACTCTGACCCATGGGTTCAGTGATACCGCTGTGTTAAATGCTACTTGAGCAACAGTAATAGTCATAAGAGCAGTTCTCATAACTGCCATATAACCAACGGTAGCTGCTACAGCGACTGCTAATACTTTGAATGATGTGGTAATAGCATCGGTGCTTACTTTTGCTTCGCCTAATATCTTAAAGATTGGACCGAACGCCTCAGCAAATGCCATCTTAACTTGCTTCAGTATCTTTGCCATACTATCATAAGCAGCGCCAGCATCATCAATAGCCGCAGCATATTTCTCTGATTCCGCAGCATTTGCTTTAATTTCTTGTGCTAATTTAGAGAAGTCAACACCAGTAGCAGCTTTACCAAACATCTTGAATGCTAGAGTATTGCGCTCAGTAACACTCTCCATCTCGCCTAAGTTGGTAATTACCTGTTCACGAATAGCGCTCTCGCTCATTGAGCCTAGATCACTAATCTTGATGCCGAGTTCTTCAAAGTTCTTTAGTGTCTTTAGGTTACCGTCATTGAGTTCACTAATGCTATCATTAATGCCCTTAAAGATTTTGACTGCGTTATCACCTTTACCACCAACAGCGCTCAATGCGCCGCTTAGGGCAATGACTTCTGCTGTCGTAGCATTAAATGATGCTGCGGTATCTGTAATCTCATCAGCGAATGCTGCTACTACACCTACCATACCAGTGAAGGCAGCACTAACCATCTTGCCTAAGTTAGCAATATTAGTTAGTGCTTCGTCTGTTTCTACTACTAATTTGTAGACATCGGTTGTTGTTGCCATTACGCTCTACCGCCCTTCATAATTCTTGCTACTGTGCGCTGAATATACTCCAGCGTTGGTTGACTCATACCATCTGGCGCTTGTTTAGAATAGCCTTCATCTAATCTACCAGCATACGGGTAGTTAGCCACAATGCTGTCCTTTATTAACCCAGTATTGCGACGAGCGTTACCACTCTTAATAGGAGTAGGAGCGCCATATTTAAAGAATTCTGTTGCTTTTTGTGGCAACTTCTTTAATTCATTCTCAACCTTCTTTGATTGAAGGGCGATGTCTTTTCTAACGGGTTGTAGGGTAAATTTAAGCATATTCTTATTGTTTTGCGCGTTTCATAATATCAAGTAGCTCACCAGTAGTAAAGTCTTGCGGCTTACCATCTGCTTTGCGTTGCTGATAGTCTCTATAACTGTAGGCAGCGTCCATTACATAAAGGTCTAGTGTGTTAGCTGTTGCTAGAACTTCACTAGGTAATTTACCATAACGATGAGCAATATTGTCTAGTGTCATAATCATAGCAAGTTCTCTACTACCTTCTTGAATGGAGCCGCCTGTTAGTTTCCCAACAGGCCAGTTACTTTATATATTGCTCTCATCAGCACTTTTGTTGGTAACATAGAATCTGTTGTGAGTAATTTATTGCCAGATTCGTCAAGAATAAGGTCTTTGACGATTTCGATTGCGTTTGCTTGGGATGCTTCTGTTTGTTGAGCCAATTTCATAAAAACTTCTAGTGGCTGACGATCCCAAGTGTGGAATGTGATTGCTTCCCCGTATTCTGCGACTGTTGATTCGTCGTCTAGGGTTACTTCGATTAATTGTGGCTTAGATGCCAATGTTGATAATTTCATTTGTTTTCTTTCTGTGATTTGTTTCTACTCTCTCTAAGTGAGTTAAGTAGTGCCAGTCTGAAGCTGGACTTTGCTTTGAGTTGACGGAGAGAATTCTCCATATCAACTAAAATCGCTTTGGCTTTTGCCTCATCAGCTACTAATGATGATAAGATATCATCTTCATCAGTTAGCCATTGTTTCTTTGATTCGCTCATATATTTATTCATTTATTAAAAAGGGGACTACCTTTTGAGTAATCCCCTAATCACGCTTTCACGGTGACTGATTAACCGGTAACAGTAGTTGTCATCGCGCCATCAACTGCGATAGTCAATGGTGTAACCCATACTGGAGCATCTGGTGATGTAGTAGGAGCTAAGGAGCTAATGAAACCCTGACCAACTGTGATACGGTCTGTTGTAGAAGCAGTGTTGCCAGTCCAGAAGATTGTGAATACGACTGGATACTTGTCTGTTGACAATGTAGCAAGACCGATCTTAGCAGCGGTACCAGCTGTCGCGGCACTATCACCGAAATATACTGCGTCATCAATTACGATGTTAGTAGAGATTTCGTTGTCAGCTGGTGTTGATAACTTTCGCGTATCAATATCAGTGAATGTAGTGTAGCTGTAAACACCAGTGCTATTAGTGATGGTCAAATCCTGAATGAACGGGATAGTCAAACCAGTGCTATCAGCAGAGATTGGTGTTGGGGTATCAGCATTGCGTTCACCAACTTTGATGACGATAACTGGTTGTGTGGTTGTGGTGTTGGTAGTAATTCTTGCCATGATTTTTCCTTTATGTAATTACTGAAATTCGATCCGCTTTAATTCGAAGTCGTATGTTCTATATTCTGCTCTATTTAGATAGTCTTGTGTCATAGTGAAGTCACGCTCGTGATAGCCGTCTAAGAGTTCGTTGTCTGCTACCATACCGGTAATGGCATCGATAACAGCATCACGCTTTTTGTCACCTTGGAAGGTAACTACAAAGATTCTCATAGCATCTACACAAGTGTAAATGTGACTACCATCTTGAGTGCCTAATCTATATGGAACACGCTCACTAGTTGATGGGTCATTGATGTAAACGCCGTGTCTGACATTCTTCATATCAGTAGGGAATTCATCAAAGACTTCAACACCACTAACTTTACCCTTAAGGTAAGTAGTGATTTGACTAGATGTGATTAGAGGACGTGCCATTAGAAGTATCTACGACCAGAGTTAAAGTAGTTCTGATCAGCTTTCATATTCTCTTCCAGCTTAGAGATGATACCATCGCTATTAAGGTCATAGAAGTTTGATAGGTTGATTGCTTTGTCCCATTCATCAGCGAATCGCTCACGTGCGTGTTTGTAGTTACGTTCATCAACCTCATTAAGGTTACTGACATCACTAACTAAACTACGATAGAACTCTTCTACTGCTTTGAATGTGTCTAATCGTTTTAAGATTTGACTGTCTTTCAGTAACTTAGAGGGATCAAAAGCTGTGACCATCTTTCCCTCTGCTGTGTTCTTGAAATACCAAGCACCAAATGTTTGCTGAACATACTTAGGCCACCAGCCGAACTCCATCATTTGAAGAAGTTCTCCACTAGCGATCTGAAAATAATCGTCCCAATCTACGCTCAACGAATCAGCTCTACGTTCCGCAGCGGGATCATAGAAGATAATGTCATCAATTGTGGCATTAGAGATACGTTGGTAAGTTAAGCTCATTTATTTTCTTTCTTTCTTGAATATAGGTCATACGACGAGGAGAATATTGCTACTCTCCTCTTATCGATTCTTAGGCTGTGATTTCGATATTAACCGCCATACCGCGACGACCGTCAGCTACGCCACTACCGAAGAAGCCTAGACCTGTTACCCAAGTTTGTAGACCACCAGGCTTCTCACCCATCTTGATCTCTAGACCGGATTTGATAACTGTGTAAACACTGTTGTCACCGAAAGCAGCGCCAACGCGAACTGTCTCAGCAGAACCACCAGCGATAGCACGGCTAGCTGTAGGCAAGAAACGAGTGAACATTACGCGGCAGCCATACAAGTTCTGGATGTTACCGTTTTGTAGCAATTCGTTACCCAAATTACTGATGTTGTTGTTAACAGCACCACCAGTCAATTCGCCTAATAGACGTTGCTGAGATACTTGAGTGTCTAGAACAACAACTGGAGTGCCACTTAGACCGGCGTTTTGCCATACTGAACGGATGTTACGAATTGCTTCACTAACAGTAGTAGCAGTGAAACCAGTAGTAGCAGTGCCACCAGTAGCGCCACTTGCGCGGAGTTCGATAGCACCTAGTGCTGATGGACGAGCATAACCGTCTGCTGATGTAGCATAGTTTGTGTTACCTGGAGTTGCTTTGAAGCCCAAGAAGGCAGCAGCAACACGTTGGTCAACTTTCTCAGAGAAAGACTCACCGAGTTCAGCACCGATACTAGAAGCTAGATCGAAAGCTGTAGTTTGAGCCAAGAATGAATCGAATGCTGTAGCAGCAACTGCTGGTGTAGCAGTGATGGTGCTTTGCTCGATTGCTGGAGTTTGCTCATCCGCATCGCCTTGAACTGAACCAGTGGTAGCACTTGGGTCATAATCGGCATATGAAAGTGGAGAAAACTTAGGGATGACATAAGTCTGACCCTGAGAGATGGTAGCAACGCGAGTAGCGTCAACTAAACCTGTAGATGCGTGAACTGCGCGAAGTGCGAAGCCAGCGATAGCGCGCTCAAAGCCGTTACTTTCGCCGTTGGACCCGGATAATACATAAGCCATGATAAATTTCCTTAAAAAATGGCTGAGACGAACATAAAGTCATCTCAAAAGAACTCAATAAATTGAGCAAAAATAAGTTGTTTTGACTTTACAGTGTCACTGAATGTTTAGCTGTAACGGAACTACCGAAGTAATAGATTGAACTATCTGTAATCTATTTATCATAGAAGACTACGAATAATCTTCTACAATCAATGGACTATTTAGTTTGTGCCAAATAAACGACCAGGCGAACTGTTTTGAACAGCTACTCCTACACCCTTCAAGCCATTGTTCTTTGATAAGCCTTTGCGACTTGCCCATTGCTCGAATGCTGCTGGATCTCTAGTATAATCTGGCACGAATTCGCCATCACCTGGGACACCATCGAACATATTGCCTTGTGGACGCAATCCGCTGCCGCCTTGAGGTTGTGGAGCAGCTCGGAGTAGCTTAGGATTAGCACGACCTAGTTCATCAATTAAGTTCTGAACTGTCATTGGTGTGCCACTCTCAGTGTAGCGTTGTTGATTCTTGTTGTTAACAACTAACCATTCACCGTCTTGTTCTTTAAGTGATTTCTTGATTTCATTCATTGTATAATCAGAGAAAGCCGCATCGAACTTATCGCCCATAGCATTGCGAATAGAGATATCTAATTCACGCTCACGCGCTAGTTGTTGTGTTTGCTCAAACTTAGCCTGCATAGCTTGTAGTTGATCTTGTAAGTCTGTAGCAGTGATGCGCTTTTGTTTCTCAGCAGCAGTTTCGCCTTGAGGTTGGGCTTGTTGTGCTGGTTGAGCGCTCTGAGCTTGTGACAATCTTGCTACGGTTGAGATAAGGTCTTCCATACTTTGGAATTCCATACCAGCTGCGTTTGAAGCTGCTTTAAGCATTGATTGCTGTGTTGACTTACGAATAGCAGCTGGGTTGACTGCTTGTTGGTCATTTTGCTGACCTTGTGTGGTTTGTTGAGTAGCACCACTGTCTACTTGGCCTTCGCCGTTGTCGATATAATCTGACATTTTACTTTTCTAGCTTTACGTTGCTAACGAGTTTAGAGAATAGGTAGTATCAATAGCCAATCTACTGATATCTACAAACTCTCAATATATATTTATTAGTATTGCTATTACTTCAATAAATCTAGTGCTAGGTGATAGTGATGGAGGCGATCTTCAATGCCAATCGTACCGCCATTAATTTTTTTAGTCAGCTTAACGAAGTCATTAGCATCACAGCAGTCATTAAGGTTATTCTGATCCCAGAACCACGCCGCTGAGCTAACTGCGCCCGCTGGTGATTCCATATATGACACACATTCATCAACTGATATGCCTAAGTCAGCAGCGAATCTAGTATAGTTGTTCTTACCAGTTAGCTGAATCAGGCCCCTGCCGCAGTATTTGCTACCATCACCACTTGCCTCATCACCATTACCCATACGACCACCATATACTCGATTAGCAATCTTAATAGGTTGGCGCTCATATGGCTTAGCAGCTTCTTCTGTTGGGAAGTATTTCTTAAACGTGGTTGCTAAACCCTTAGCAGAATAGTTTAAGTTTTCCTTAGTTGCTGTAAAACCACCACTTTCGTGCGCTACTTGCGCTAGGAAGCCAGCTAAGCGTTCTGGTGTATTGAGTTCGTAGTATTCGGCTACTTGATTCAACGGTTCCACGTATTCTTGTAGAACTGTCTTCTTCGTCTTAGGGCAAAGCTTCTGGAGTATTTCAATTGTAACTTTCATTTATCGTCCTGTAGATAGATAACCTAAACCCACGGCAATAGCGCCTTCAGTTGTATAACTCTGACCTGTATAGTTGATTAGACCACTGTTCTCAGTAGCATCTTCTTCCATATCTCGTTTGCTATCACCGCCAATTTCACCCGGTTCATCTTCTGGCACTTGATCACCAATGTCACGTGTATAGATTTCACCAGCTTCTTCTTCAATGAACTTAGTAGTTTCTGGGTTGCTACTTGTGATAGCTGCTTCTACATAGTCTCCAACTTCTGTTGGTGGTGCTAGTAACTCTACTAATTGTTTGACAATCATACCTTGAATGATAGGGTTATCGCCTGCTAATGCTTTTGCTTTCTCCATTAGAGCGATTCTATAACCAGTATCACCTTGCTCGTAATCTGTGCCATAGATAATCTCACCAGCCCATCGAACACCCATAAACCTACTAGCGAATGTCCAGATTTGTTCTTCGGCAATCTCCATTAGTCGAGACTTAGCTTTTGCCATACGGTGTAGTTGTTTGCGCTCTTGAATGATAGCAACACCACTTTGAACTTGCTTACTAGATGTAGATAAGCCACCGAATCCAGATAGTGCTTGGAATTGATTAAGCAGGTCTTGCTGCTTTTCAATGATGGTGATTACATCTTGCTGGTCAATAGAAATACTTTCTACTGAGCCTTCTGGACCTTGAATAACACCGCCAGCGAACGCAGGTACTTTCTCAATAGACGGGTCCACACGCAAGATACTACGTGCGAATTGAATTGACGCATACGCTTCGGTTTCAAGTTTGTACACTTCACGCTGAACATCGGTAGCGATATCAATATCAGAGATGCCTAAGTCGAATCTACGCGGGTCACGCTTAGTGAATGCTAAGAATGCTGGGATGCTCATACCGAGTGGGAATGTACCAGTAGCGTGTGGCATAACATCATTCTCGTGGTTCTCATCCTTTTCTACTTCGTAACATTCCCAGTAAGATGGTGTTGATTTTGTGCCTAAGAAGTAGCACTTGAAGTAATAGCAATCAGGTGTTTCACGCTCTAACACTTTGATGTATTCAGGCATCATTACACCACGAACGTTCTTGAGCTCGTAATCCCATACATTAAGTGGTGATACTGGCACTACATACGGTCTAATCATTGTTTCATAACCAGGTTGTGCTTCTGGCATATCAACAAAGCACCAAGCGTGACCAAAGATTGATGTCAGATCACTTAGATTCTCCATTACTCCGCTTAGTGAAGTATTAGTTAAGTCGGCATCTAACTGGAATAACTCACTCCAGTCTTGTGACTCTGGGTTCATTACTCTACCATCAATGGGGTTAGCAAATTGTAGTTGGCGCTTGATACCAGGTTCAAATACTACGTCATTAACAGTATCTACCACATAGCGGCATACTGGCATAGCAGTTGTATGCTTAACGATATCGTTATAGATGTTTTCATCTTCGGATGGACGCTTGAGACGTGATTGGCGCTTGAACGAATCATTAGCTAGATAAGCGAGCTGATAACCATTCATAGTCATTTCGGTAGCTTTATATAAGCCATTTTTGTGTAATAGGGTCTGAACCTTCATCGGTATTCCTTTGTTAAATATTTATCGTTTTCAATACCAAGATACTGCGTTGATCTTGCCACCGCCAGTATTACCAGCGATAATCTCTTCCCACGATGGACCACCTGGGTATAGTGGTGATTCTTTACGGTATTGGTCACCAGGTCGCCCACTCTTACCAGGGTCAGCAACAACGTGACCGATGTGATTACCTTTGGAGTGTGTGATTGGGAATAGGTGATGAATCAAATATCTGGCAGCATCGCCTAAACCGTCGATGTGTGCGTAATCTGATTCCATTGACTTTACCAGCTTCTTACGAGCGGCATCTTCATAGTGATAGCTTGCTAATGCTTCTAGTAATGGTGTTTCTGTTTCAGGCACAGTTAGACCACCACGAGCAATGAATGCGTTACTGCTGTTGTCAGTGTCACTAATAAGCGGGTTACCCTTCTTAGTATTAACAATAGTGAAACCATACTTCTCTAATAGGGTTCTATCAGTAACGCCGAATGCCGACGTAGTGTCTCTATTGACTTGGCTACCACTCATATCGATTACGGCTAAGATATTTCGTTTGTTAAAGTCTGCTCTGATAGCTTGAGCCATCTGTTCTGTGCCGCAGTTCTTGATTGAGTATGCTTTAATAACTTCAATAGTTCCATCAGGCTTACCAGCATTCTTTACTTGGGCGACGACAGCGTTCATAACACGTTTGTTGAAGTCCATACCTACATATAGATCACCACCACGGTCTTTAACTTCACCAATATATTGTTTGTTCCAAGCGTAGAAGAATTGATCCTCTACAGTATCCCAAACGCAAAGATAGTCCTGTGCGAATTTAAGTGGTGATAGTAATCGTCGTTGTTTCTCAATGAACTTCTTGTTACCGCTCTTCATCTGGAGATAGTTGTAGTGTCTGACAATCCACTTAGATGGGTCTAGTTGAGCATCATTGAACAGCTTATACAGTGGGCCAGTGCCGTGTGGTGTAGAGATAACAATCATACGACCTTCACTATCAGGTTGGCCCGGCAAGGGACGCAATCTGTTCGATATTTCTTGAATAGCTTCGGCTGAGAATAGGGATGCCTCATCTAACACTGCTAATGAAATGTTCATACCGCGTAGGTTAAGGCCCTGCTCCGCTGACTTCATTCTGAGATAGTTACCATCAGGGAATTTGATTGTTAGCTCAGATACGTTGAATGCTGATTCAGGCAGATTGAAATATTGCTTACACGATTCTTTGAGTGGGTTCCACATAATCGTCTTAGCCATTGAGAAGGTAGGAGCTAGGTATACCACATCACGGTTCTTGTGAAATCGGACATCACTACAAAAGATTGGTAACGCAATAGATGCTAAGAATGACTTGCCAGCACCAGCGTGAATGATGTCTACACAGTTCTTATCGGTAGTTAGCCAATCTTGTAGAATCTCATACTGTTTGCCATATAAATTCAGATTGGTTGGCGTACCCAAGTGTAACCTCCATGTGATTTAAGTTTACCATTGACACACTTATAAACGTGTTGGTGATAAAATCCAGCATTGTCAATAGCTGTCTTGCCAATCAATGTGATGGTTTCTCCAGTAATTTTATTCGTGCCGATTACGGCTCCCTTGAAGAAACCATTACCCTCTCCTGATATCGAGCGAATCCAATCTTCATTCTTTCTTGACTTGAGTACTTCTTTATACCATAAATCATAATCTCTTCTAATTCCACCGTCTGTGTTATTTTTTAGATTTGTCTGAATAGATACGTTTTCTGGCGAATATGGACCCACATCGTTATGCCTAGCCATACAATATTTGTCTTTCCCATGTCCTCTTAAGTGAAGTTTACCAGACTCTTCCCACACTTTCATCCATGTTTCAAACGTGAATAGAAAAGGAATGTTTCTTTTCTTGGCATTTGACTTATGTTCTCTAAATTTTTTCTTATAATCTATCATTCGTTACTATCTTCCCATTCAGGTAGTACAGCAGGAGCAAAGTTAAACGCTGTTTGTAGTTTTTCACCGCCACTAGTAATATCAGTTTCGCTCTTATCAGCAATAACCTTTTTACCTACCATATCTAGGTAATCTTTAACTAATCTAACATCACCAGTATTAATAGCAATATTGAGTTGTTCTGCGATAATAGTGACGTAATCTTTACCAGTTACTTCTTCAATTCTAGATAAGATTGATTCGGTCGTTACTCTAGTCTTTGAGCCTTTTGGTCTACCAGCGCCTTTTCTTGCGCCGCCTTTACGCCCAGGTCTTGAACTATTCTTTGGGTCTTTATTTTCTGTCATTGTGAATTCCTATTTGTTCTTGTAACCACTGTTGTAGAGTTATTGTTTGGAGGGTTGTTTCAGCACATCTAGCAACGAGGTCGTCGGTGGTGCCTTCATCAGTTCCTGCGGTGGTAGTGGGAATTGCGGGCACTGAACTGGTACCATTGTTGTACACGCTGTGAGCATAAGCACTACGAATGCTGTTGAGATTAGTCTTGTATTCATCGGTGATTCTTTCATTTAAGGCTGCACTTTTAACTTTAATATCGGCCACTACCGCAGCTTGTTTTTGAGCAATAGCTTCGACTTCATCTTTGTACGCGACAAAGTTACGGTGCTCATACATATAGCCGATTACTATACCTACTATAACGGTTGCTAGGGCTGTTTTCATACGAATAGGAATAGTCCGTTAAGCGATAAGAGAATGCCAATGCCAGCTACACCAAAACTTGCCCAGAACATTGTCATACTAACTGCTAGGATACTGGCTGATAGCACTACGATTGCTAGTTGATAAGCTGTTGATGCGTAACCAACCCACGGACTACTCTTCTTTGCTTCTTCACGAGCTGCTTCCATAGCGCGGGCTTCAACTGCGATTTGGAGCTTATCAGCTTCCATACGATGAGCTTCAGCAATAAACTCAGCTTTCAATTTAGGGTCCACAGTCATCTTTGATGCGATTTCGTAATCAACACCACGACTTGCTTTACCTTGGTAGTGCGCCCATTTATTTGATGCGCCTAGTGTGTTGTTTAAGATAGTTGAACTTAACTTACCGCCGTACCAGCTATTGACTGCTAGTAATAACGCGAATATGGAGATTACCATGCCGGCGCGATCTTTAATCTTTGCTTCACGGACTGAACGGCTCTCTGTTGGTGCTTCTTCAGTTTTCTCTTTGCGAGTAACCATATTTAATATCTGATCTAATAATGCCATTACGCTTTCTCCGCAATCTTTTCTTTTGTTCTTCCATAAGCCGCTACACCAATACACGCGCCGAATGCGATATGGAATAAGCCACCGCCCTGAATTGTTAGTGGTTGCCATTGAGTTTGGATTGCTCCGTGACTTAGTGTCTGTAACAAACTCCATAAGATAGGGAATAGGGTAAAGTCACAGATACACATTACCATATATGCCCAGCCCATGGCAGGTCTCCACTTATTGTTGATCCAATCAGTGTTTGTATTCTCGATCAGATTAGTTGATCCTTCATGCATAGCGCCGCCACTGCTCTTAATTAAGTCAGCTTGTACTTCTGCTTGGGTAGTTACTCTGGCAACTGCTGGTGCACTTCCAAATGCGCTACCACTTGGGATCTCTGTAATAGACTTGTCTGCTGCCAACTTAGCCCATGTTTCGTCACATTTAGCAACTGGTTTAATCTCATCACTCTTTTGTGGTAATATCATTTCTTTTTCTTTCTACTTGTTTTGAATGTAGCAGTAATCCGCTTTTCATACGCGCGACTTTCAATCTGAAGGTACTCGATTACTATCATATTAACTAACTGTTCTGTGGGTTCTGCACCGTATATTTCGAGCAGGTGACCAGCGCATATAAAGTACTCATCTACCATTTCAAGTAGGGCTAAGTCGTCGTGACGTTTCATATCGTCAATCGAGTCCTTGAGCATATAAGCCAACTCACCAATAGTAATCTTTTGTTTCATTCTTCAACTGCCTCTATTTCAACTGTGTATCCACGTAGCTGCGAGTTGTATTGGCGCACACTTCTCTCCACAAATCGGCGTGGGCGTAATCCGCGCGTGTTACCATTGTTGACCCAGTAACCGTAGTACACATCGTCTTGAATTGCAAAGCCACTAGCGCCAACATAATCAATATACCAACCGGCACTTAACTCTCCTGTATCAACTGGTGTATTACGCACCAAAACGCGGAGTAAACCACGTGCAAGGGAACGAACAGTAGCCATTGTCGCACGACCACGGTCTTTAGTTACTGTAATTCTTAACATTGATTAAACTTTAACTACTTTATAGTCATCGGGGTTATCAGTTTCGTCCAATCCGTCGTATAATTGCCCAGTTGCTACATGTAGATATTTAGTGCCAGCTTCTGGTACACCAGCTAGTATGTGCTGATTGTCTAGTGTCCACTGCTGTTTGACTGCGGCATATCTGTCACCACCCAAGATTAGTTTTAGCTGAGTGGCACTATCTGTTTCAGTAGGGTTGATATCGTATTGCGAACCCTGAATTCGATCCATGAAACCAACAACCTTGTCAATTTCAATTGGTGTGAGATACGGGCACAGCTCCATAACCATACGGTCAAATGTTTTGATCTGTTGAGTATCGCCTCTGGTGACTATGGTTCTCATTCGCTAGCCTCTCCAGCTTCACCCTCAATGATTAGTGATGAGATTAGTTCTAGGGCAGTTTGAATTCTGTCTTTAGCGTCTTGGGTTGGTGCGTTATCTCTGGCCTCTTCTAAGTCTAGGAATAGTGGTTGTAAACTGATCCACAATATTCCATCTTCTGCTTTTACTATTTTATATCTTTGTGTCATTGTTTATCTTTCGGTTCTGAATATAGTCGATCATAGTGTTCGTTGATATCTCTCATCTGTTTACGGAGAGCTTCTGCTGTTAGTTGATCTTGGGTTTTTATCCAGTCTACTAACTCTTGCGCTCGTGGTGACGCCGGTGATACTGGTTGATCGCTCATAATCTATTTATTAAGCGTTACGTAACATATCAACTAACTCAAAGTTCTTGAAGTCCTTGTAAGCAGTTGGGTGGCAGCGCATAAAGTCGCGCATTAACTGGAGTTCTTTGAAGTCGGCAGTCATCTTTGCGTAATCTCGTTCGCCAACTGATACTTCTAGCATTACTTCTCTAGTAATAGTAGGCTGTAAATACTCTTCTGTGCCAACTGATTGCCAAAAACTAGCTGGTTGTTGGACCATAGTCTTGCGAAATTCATTCGACTTGGTAACTCTGAGTCCGTATTGTTGTTCGATAGTCATTTAAGTAGAGCCTTTCTGCGTTTAAGTTCGAGCTGTGCTTCTCTGTATGTTAGCGGTGTCTCCTCCATAATAGCTTTAACTTCCGCGGAGTGTGCTAGTTGTGATGCGCGCATATTTGATTTATGTTGGGCAGTCTTAGCAACGCCTAGCTTGGCTGCTCTCATCTTAGATTTTTGAGTGTCTGTCTTTGGCACACCACGGAATCTAGCGCTAGATGACTGTCTGCGCTCATCTGTAATAGTTGGCGCGATACCCTGTGTCCAAGTATGGTCTGGTAATGGCTCGCCAGCAAATACTACCTTGCGCTCGATACCAGTATCAGTGTATCTGTACCATCTGGTTGAACCGCGTTTGTCTCTGAAATGTTCGGTGCTCATTTTGTGTTCCTATTAAATGTGCGGCGCACTTTAACTACTACCTGCGGCTTAAACACCGAGCGTGGCTTCGTCTCAATATCGATAATCTTGCCGTGTACAGTGGTACGAATAAAGTAGTTGGCAGTCTCATAGATGAGTTCGTCACGGTAGTATGGTTGATTGGTGATCGGACAGATTTTACTGAAAAAAATTCTGTCGGTCCTGATGTACTTGGCACTTGATAAGCTAATCTTACGCTGAGTATCTGCCTTAAACTTCTCGGCAGTTGTCTTCATCTTAGATAACGCGAACTTATATAAGGTAGCGATATCTAGCTTCAACTTGGTGGGTTTAGCTGCTTTAAATGATTTGTTTGATTGTATAGTCATAGAGTATTTATCAATGATAACACGTAATGTTTATTTGTCAATAGTGCAAGCAAAAGACCCGTAGTCTTTTACACTACAGGTCTAAGATACCATCACATATCATATAATAGAAAAATTAAAAAATGCCAACAACTAAGTTGTTATCAGCACTACTAGTGGGCTTTAATCACTAGTAGATTGACCATTTAAGAGCTTGGTCAAGCGAGAATAAACCATTCTACAGCTAATTTAGCGCGAAGGGTTGGTATCTGCTGTCGTTTAAAGTCTGACTGGACAGTGTACCATAGGAGTACAGAGATATTTATGCTTAAACAGATCAGTTGAATGTAACTACAAGCGCGTAACAAGCACGTAACAAGCACGTACAAGCACGTTCGTTTTTCAACGTGCTTGTTCAAATATTGCGTTTTTGATAGCTCCAGAGCACTTTTTATGTCTAAACAAGCACGTAAGCACGTAAGCACGTTGTTTTCTCAAATCTGGACCAGCTAAAATATTTTTTTTTATTTTTTTTATTTTTGTCTCTTTTTCTAGCAATAAACATGATTGTACGTGCTTACGTGCTTGTTTGAGTGAAATATTGCGGTTTTGATAGCGCCAGAGCACTTTTTGAACAAGCACGTCGAAAAACAGACGGTGTTCACGAGCACATACAACGTGCTTGCTAGACGTAGAAAAGGGGCTCAGAGCCCCTTTTCTTTACTTCAGCGTAGAATTCAGTCGTTTCATAACATCATTGGCAGTTGGTGGTCTGTCTTGCTCCCTATAATCTGGAACAACTGGATCAGAATGGTCATCATCTTCCCAGAAGGCGATGCCAACTGGAATAGCAACATCGTCGATCGGAGCGCCGAAACAGAAGTCATCTTCTTGAATAAGCGGTGTGCCAGTCAGACGGGCACTATTGTATGGAGTGCGACTGACTAATGACCAGTCGAAGTCACGATTCGTCCAGTCTTCTAAGCTCTTCGGACGAACTACTGTAAACTGCTTGGTCTTGTTAACAATACTAGGTGTGATAGTCATATATTGTCTGTCTACGACCACTGACATATTGCTTTGGTCAATGACCGTGCGCAACATATTAGCAATCTTCTTATCGCTATGGTTAGTCTCAAGATGACGAACAAGCTCTTTAATAACAAATAATGGCACAGCTCCGCCTTCTTTAAGGACTGGAACTACTAACTTATCCCATACTTTATCAATGCCCAAGTTCTGCTGGTCTAAGAAGTACTGGTAGTCTTCACCGTGTAGAGCTTTGAGCGTGTAGCTTTCATCAATTTCTGGGTATTTTGCTTGTAGGTGTTTGAACCACTTAGCTACTTCAACTCGGTTGATTAAGAATTCTTTAACGATATTCTCAGCTACATCTTTGCTTTCTTCTACTGTAACTGGCTTATCTGTTTTATAGTGTTTACGAATGCTCTCTAAGAACGTGATATTTGTTCTCATAATAGAGAATCTTCGGTCAACACCACCTTCTTTGCCACCAGGTGTTAATCTGAATGGTAGCTCCTGAGCGAACCAAGCACTGCTATGTGTCTTCTCAGCTTCGTATTGGTCTTTACCCTTCTCTTCGAACACCATAGTCTCAGCGCCAGCCATCTGCTTGACTACATCAAGCGAGATTTCTTTAGAATCTTGGTCATCAAAGAACACGATTAATTTACCGACCAAGATAGCAGTGAATTGAGATTTCAGTGTCTTGGTAGTTGCTTTACCACTTAATGATGCTGGAAACATCAATCTGACGATAGCTTGTAAGATACCCTTACCATTACCACCTACGTGACCTACAATAACAATATCAGGAGTAGTAACTGCTTTACTGTAATTAATCACCTTATGAACAATCCAGCGCTCGATATGCTCTTGATTCTCTAGTTTACCACCACTAAGAGAGTACATGAGCCAATCGAAATATTCACTGTATTCGCCTTCTACCTCATCTCTGTTAATGAAATATGGTTCCATATGCTTGATTGGTAGATACACTTTACTGCTGTTCCACAGTCTGGAATCGATAGAATATCGGCTCATATGATAAGTTCTGCCCACCGAGTTAAACAAGTCGATAACTCTAGGAGCAGGTAGGTGCCATATTTTGATACCAAGACCAACTGCTAATTCTTGAATGAATTTGTTAGGCTCAATATTACGGAACAGAACGTTTGGCTTCTGTGGGGTGATAGAGTAATTGTCAACATACACGTATTCGCCGCGCTCAATAACAAACGCCGCGCTCGAATCTTTCTTTAGCCACTCAGCCACCTTGAATAGAGCAGCCTGAATGTGCTCTTCATTCTCATCTTCGCGTGAACGATTGTAGCTCTTTAAATCAAACTCCAATTCAGCAATAGCATCATTTAGTTTGAGAATATTCTCAGTTTGCTGGGCAATACGAGTATTCTTATCGGTAATGACTTCGATATCTAGCTTCTCGATGCCTCTTAACTTCTTTTGCTCCTGCTTTAACAGCAATTTGGCTGCTGAAATTTGCTGGGTTATCTCTAACTTCGCTGCTTCTAATTCTGCTGTTGGGTCTACCAACACTTCTTCTTTTTCAAACACATTTTTAGACATTTCGTCTCCTTATTTTGTTACTAATTTCGCTAAGCGAACTAAAATGCTCTTATTAGCTTCTGTCCCTTAATTACGTGTATATTTTTTTATTAAGTCATCTTGCGTCTTTTTCCAATCACTTCTTTCTACTCGTTCTGGAACCCTGCCACCATTTGATTTGATGAACTGGTTTCGTTTATCTCTGGTAATCTTATCACCCTTCCAGCCAGTCCAAGCGCCTCGTCGCACTTCTCTATGTACGAGTTGGCTATTGCCAGCACAGATAGCGCAGCAGATAGCATCAAACTCTTCAAAAGCGAGCCCAACTGAGCGGCAGATAGCTACTAGAGTAAGAACACCGCCATTACGGCTGCCACTCTGCGAATCATAGTGAACGTCACTACACGTTAGTAGGGCTTCAACAATCATTCGCTTATACGAATCAGTGATCTCGCCTGTGCCAGTTACTTCTGCTGGTACCCACTCCGTAATCTCTTCAACTTCAAAGTCATATGGGTTAATCAATTCGCCTTCAATCACACAACTAAATGCTTCTGCCTCGTTATTGCTACTATGGAAGTAGAATGACTGTGATACAGAGAATGAAGCGTGGTCAACACCAGGGAATGTCTCAATCATAGAGCGCTCACGACAGGCGATATCTGCGGCTAGTAATGGCTGCGAGAATGGAATCACTACGCGGAACTTATTGTGTTCCCAAGTGTGTCTGAATGTAGTATAGATGATCATATGAACGCCATCTAACAGTTTCACAATATCTTCAATAGAGTACTGGTCATCAACGTCAAGCACTATCCCTCCGATACTGATTAAATTCTGCTTGCACCGACGAACAGTGTTTGGAATCTCGTCATACGTATCTTGGCGCTCACGACCGACATAGTGGTAGCGCCTAGCTAATTCTGCGCCTTCTGTTTTGAATTGGGCCAGATTGAATAGGAGCCCGTCTTCTTTTTTGTCTAAGTGGGTATACTCGGTCAATATTTTGCCAAGTTCTTGTAATGAAAACTGTTGCTCATCAGCAACATATGCTTTGGTAACACTTTCATAGATTGAAAGCGTATATGGTCGACCTGTCATTTGAATTGTCCTTTCTAGTTGTTGCTTCGCGATAACTTGGCCCTGTGAGAGAGGGTGACACGGTGCTCTCACACACCGTGTCGGTCATCTAGAAGGAGATGAAGCTAATATTGCTATCAG